CGTGTGCTACAGCAATATTCGCTCGTGGCATGTAACCACCAGTAGGAGCCTCATACTTTTGCCAAGTTGGTCCAGATGCCGTTAGATACGTGCTGTAGGTGTCACCAGCAACCCAATAAGCCATTTGAGTTGAACCATTTCCCAATGCAAAGTACATCGTGTCTTCCCACTGAGTCATACCAGCGCCATTTGGATTACTAACAACTAATGGAGTTGCTGAAGCAGAGTTAAGTGCAGTAAAATTACCACCAGTTGACTGGTAGATTTTACCATTGGTTGGGCCAGTTGAGGAATAACCAGTAGTAAGCATGATGTATGGGGCAGAAGGATATTTGTAATCATACAAACCTTTTGGTTTCCATACGTTTCCTGAAGAAACTACTGCTGTAGCATGCTTTTTTTCATATCCTGCACGACTGAATACTCCACCACGTGGGTCAATCTCTACATTGAGCATTCCTGGAGATTCGTTAGGAGCCAACTGAAATTGGTCTCCACGAAAGTTAATTCCTCCAGTAAAGTCAGAGATTTGGGCAAAATCAATCTGAGCCATTTAAAATGCAATTCCTCGCATTGGTTGACCAGGAAGCACAGCAAAACCTGCTTGTCCAAAACCATAACCGTAATTGGTGTTAGCAGCACCATTGAGTTGGAATCCTCCACTCATAATAAGTGGTTGGTTGCTGTTAGGAGCGGTTAAGTTTGCCTTAGCAAGAGTTACTCCAGCATTGTAATGGTCCATGTAAACACGAGCCATCTCTGGGTCTTCTTGAAATTGAAATGTACGAGCCAACACAAAGTTAATTAACATCATGTGGAATTCAGGGTCAAGGTCTACATATGCAGTAGATTCAGAGTTTGCAGAAGTAGTGAGCCAATTTAAATTTGGTTGACGATAACCACGAATGGTCATTTGGTATTCATCGTCTGGTTTAGGCCACAGGTTAATTTGGTCGCCCCACAAAGACCAATATGCTGGTATTCCAACTTGGTCAGCAGAGCCAACCCATGTTGATTCGCATTTGAATTGGTCCATGTAAACCAATGAGTTGCCTGCGTTGGTATTGTTTATGACTGCAATAATTTCACGAATGTTGGTTGAGTCAAGGTTTAGCGATTGTGCATCAGGAAATACCAATGGGTATGCACCAGAGGCAGTGCTGCCAGTTGGGTTAGACCAAGCAGTTTGAAGCGTAAAACCAGACGAGTATGGGCGAATATTCTCAATCGTGGTAAATGAATAAGTTGCTTGGAACCAAGGCCAACGAGTATCTAATGATATGATACGTTGGTAGCCTTCCTTAATGAATTGAAGAACAAGGTCTTGGTCAATATCGTCAACGTCTGGGTCATAACCAATTTGCAACTGAGACAGACTCTCAATCAGTTCAATTAAATAATAAGAGTTTAGACCTGTCGTTAACGTACTACTTGGTTGAGGCATTAATTACTCCTGTATCTCAGCGTCTAAAGGTTCATTTCTAGACTGTTGTAACTTCAGTAACTCTTCTGTTTCCTGACGTTGTTCTTTAGCAAATCGGCGCAAATGACCAATGCAATAATCAGTTCCATTTGCCCTAGGAGCACTGCATTTTTCTACAGAGTTGTTTCTCGTTCCAACACATGTATTCCTTAGCCCATATTCCACACCAGATGCAGGCGCTGGTTCAACATCACCTTGGGTATAAGACGGCATTACAGCCGCTACTTCAGTCCCACGGGTCGCACCGTATCGCTCAGTACCTGATAAACCTTGATGTTGATGAATTGTTTGTCTTTGCATAATTACTCCTTCGTAGGATAAGTCCCTACATTATAGCCCAAATCATTACCTGTGTTATTCCATGTCTAAAATGTTGGTATAAAGCAAAGTCCAGGGCCGCAAATCGCCCGAAGGATGACGACTCACGACCCTGGACCTAGGGTTGCCATTGCTCTTTAACGAGCGCTTAGGCGGTCTTACGGCTGGCTAGGCCAGTCAATGCGCTTCCACGACAAAGTTGAAAGCCCACCTTTTGCTGTGATTTTGCTTGCGTTTTCTGCAATACCACTGATTGCAATGAAACCGTCAGCCGATGGGGTGATGACACCAAATACCTGGGCGGTGTTCAATCCATCAACTGAGGATGTTCCGTGGTCTGGAGTGTCAATTGCAACGCACTGTGTCTTGGTTTCAGTTGTTGCAGTCAATGGATAGACCGAAACGAACTGAATTGCTGTTGGTACTGCACCTGCGGTGATGCTAAAGGCTGCGCCTTCAGTTGCACCGTCTGCGTCGTACACGACTTCTGCATCAAATGAGTAAGTCTGACCTTCCTGACCGTACCAACCGAAGTTGCCTGCATCAAGCGCTGCGTAGGTGGTTCCTACTGTTACGTCTGCGGCGAGAACGTTTGTGCGTTCTACGACGAATTTGTTATCTGTGACCATGATGTTCTATTCTCCTTGCCTTTCGGCAGATAACCAATCTTGGTCAGATTGGGGGATTGTTGATGTTTGTTTTTATTGCTATCTCAGTGGGTGAGGACTCCTTCAAATCCCCACCCCTTGAAACAAATTACTTACTTATCAGGCGTCAGCCGTCATGTAACCTTGACGTGAGCGGTTGCTGCAGGTAAGTTCGCCAAACGCCATAACAAGTGCATAGCGAGCGTCTACACCAGCAACGGTGCCCTTTTGGAAATCAGTCGTGGCGAACCAGTGACCAGTCATTCCAGTAAGTTTGAGATACTTCGTGTTCAAGAAGTACATTGGTGCGTCAGATGTATCTACTGCCAATGCAAGGTCAAACACCATTGGTGTCTGCTTGAACATCAAGTTCTGGAAACCAGCGTTTGCTTTTGCAACGTCCTGGTAACGAACGTTTGGTGTGAGCAACGACTCATACTTCTCGTAGAGGCTGTTGTTCGTGATGATTAGGTCAGGAACATCGCTTCCCTTTGAGGCACGGTTGTACACGTCAGCCATGTTAACAAGGCTCAATGTAGCAGCCATGGTTGTGGCTTGAGTTGGGTTCCACCAAGTGTTGCTTGATGCATCAATGCCACCGACTGTGTTGTTCTGGGTTCCAACAATGTTGGTAAGACCGTTAAAGTCTTTGCCACCGTTGCCAGCGCCGTTTGAGAACAGCATGTCGTTCAAAGACGACTTGAGGGACATTTCAGCCTGCTGAATCTTTGCGTTCAACAACTTGATGATTGCCTCAGTGCCACGGTTCTTTGCCTCTTCAATACCGCTGATTGCGATAGAAGCAGCCATCTGCTTCCACTGGTATTCAGCAGCAGAGATGCCATCCTGTGGGGTGAGGTCAATTGCATCGTAGCCACTGTACGAAGAAACTGTGTTGTTCACAGCGTACATCAGAGGCTCAACGATTGATGTGCCACCTTCTTCAACTTGTACACGACCACGCTCGTTGAGGTGGTTCAAGAGTACCAAGTCCTTGAAGATGTTGTCTACCAGCGTTGGCTGATAGTTTTGGAGCGTTGTACTTAACAGCGCATTAAAGTCAGGATTACCTGCCATGAGTTTTACTCCTTAAAGAGTGATTGTTGAATGGATATTACTTAGAGGTTTAAAGACTTTTTAGCAGTCTCAAATGCCTCGTAAACGGTTTTGGGTTGAGCAGGTTTTACGGTGGTTGTTTTAGCAGTTGATGCGCTTGACACTACTTGAGCACCTCTTTTGGCTTCTAAACGTGCTTGTTCATCTGCCAATTTCTTAGAGGATTCATTCCTACTAGAGTAAACCTTGTCAAAGGTAATCTGTTTAAAGACTGCCTCTAAATCGGTAGCGCCAGTAGTAAGTGCTTTAGCGACTACTTCATCTGCGTTGAAGTCTTCACCGTATTTGCTCTGCAAAGTATCAATAGTTCTAGTCAACTCATCCATGGCTTTTTCTTGTTCAAAACGAGCCACTCGTTGTTCTAGTTCTTTGAACTGCTTTGTTTGCGGGTCTAGCCAAAGGTCTTCCTCTTCTTGAGGTTGAACAGTTGAACCAAACTGCTGTTGAAGCAGTTGCAACGTGTGCGCTGGGTCCTTTTCTAGGGCTTCCTGAAGGGCACGAGCGTACTCTAATTGCTTTCTTTGCTCGCTAACTTCCTGTGTCTTACGGGTATAATCCGCTTGACGCTGGTAGCCAGCAAGAGCCTCCTTAACGGGAACTATAATCTCTTCTCCATCAACTTGGAGTTTGACGAACTTGTCGCCTATCTCTGTGAAATCAAAGAGTTCTTGTTCTTGTTCTGGAGTGTCTGCTTGTACCTTTTCCGATTCAGTAATTTCTCCAGCAGTTTCATCAACTGGGATTACTTCTTCATCAACAGCACTAGCAATAGTTTCATTTGTCATAGGAGTCCATCCTTCGTAGAGGTTATTCCGTGGGGTTTTAAATATATCCCTATAAGATAGGAATATTCATTACATAGGTGCTTGTTGACCCTGCATTTGGGCCAATAACGCCTGTAACACTTCTGGTGGCAACGAGTCTAAGATGCCTGCTGGTGAACCTTGAGTTTGTGGTCCAGGTCCTTGCATAGGTGCTCCTGGAACCATTCCTGGAGGAACTTGTGGTTGACCACCCTGCAACATTGCCAGTAATTCAGGAGGCAATTCACCTTCTGGTGGCATACCTTCCATACCTTCTGGTGGCATACCTTGCATTTCAGGAGGCATTTGGTCGTTTGGCATTGGTGGTGCTTGTGGGGCAGATTGTAAGAAGTTACCTGGGTTCTTAACGCCAAAGCCAATAGACAAGACGTACTCAGCCAATTTCTCAAGGTTGACCAAACCAGCCTGAGCAAACGGTTGCATTGCTGACACCATCTGCAAAGCCATATCTCGGCGGAAAGCCTCATTGCGAGGAGCAGTTGAACCTGCTTCTACCGTAAAGTCAAACTCACCACTAATATAATCTTTATCAAAGGTAAGCCATACTGGTGCGGATTCTGTACCAACAATACGGACAGTCTGTTCACCAGTTAAGTACTGTTGAGCCAACATGATAAGGTTTGCGGCACATCTTGCAATGTTATTCTCAATAGCCACCAACTTCTCAGCAACACGAGCATTGCCAGACTCAGCAATAATTGAGGCTTCACGGGCAGTACGAGTAGTTTCTGGAATTGAACCACGCTGGTACTCTGAAACACCAGATACTCGGTCAATGTCATTTAAAATAAGGGCAGATTGGTTGTAGAACTCTGGTGGGTTAATAAGGGCTGGCATTGGCACAACCACATTGTTAAGATTCTCTGAACCCTTAACTGGAACGATTACGTTGTCATCATCTGATGCAAGCATGGTGCGACCAAAATCGTCAAATGCAGACTCAAGAGCCAACCACTTACGGCTGTATCGCTTACGGTGGTTCATCATCTGTGTACGAGTCTCATTTAATTCGTACTGCAAAGGTTCAATGGCTTCTAATTCTCCAATTGGGTAGAAGAACCCTGGAATATCGTAGTTACGAAGCATTACGAATGGGTGACCAAACACGTATGGCATCTTTGTTGGTTTAATCAAAAAGCCATCGCCAGAATCAGAAAATACACACATCTCGCCTGAGTTAATATCGTAGTACTCGTAGATGTCACAATAGGCTTCAACCATTGTTTGGTCAGCGTAAGCATTACCAATGTTGCTTGGTGCCAATAGGTTTCCATATTTTTGAAATGATGATGGTCCGACATTCTTGCGAACAGCAGCAGAATAACGCTGGTCATTCTTTACATCATCAACTGGGCGGCGAGTACGCTGTGCAATCCAACGAATCTCCTCCATGTTCTGTGCATCTGGGTCAACAAACATTTCAAAAGGGTCAACACGCTCAAGGAATGGGCGGTCTTCACGGATGATAAGGTCTGATTCAACATTGTCAGTCGTTTCTGTACCTGCGGCTTCGTCTGCGGTTGAATCAATGTCATCAAGTTTTGTTTCTTCTACAAAACGGTAGCCAGTCTTTACCCAACCATGACCAATGATTAAATAGTCTTTAACGGCTCGTTGAAATTCTGATTGACAATCGTAATGCTGCCACCAATAGTTAATAATTGATTCAGTAACAATTGCCTTATCACCATCTTCTGGTTTACGAGGATTTACGTTAATCTTTGGGCGACCAATAGAAACAGAGGGAAGCAGAGTGTTGATAGTAGAAAAACAAACGTTGACCAAAAGACGGTCACCAGTGGCTACACCACGATACTGCCTGCCACGATACAGGTTTATCATTCTTTGCCACAAGTTGTCGTAGCCTTCATTGTTTCGCCAACGTTGCGAGTAATCAATGTGGTTACGGTATAGAGCAAGTTTATCTGCGTTTGATTTCCTAGCCATTAGCAATCCCATTTTCTCAAGGCCAAAGCCTTACGTGTTGGTCGTCCCTTAGAGTCCTTCATAGGACCAGGATTACCACTCATTCTAGCACAAAAAGACTTACGGCGTGCAGCCGCTTTAGGTGACTTCGCTGCTTGCTTGGCTGACACAGGTGGTTTGAGATTCATGCCTTGTGCTTTTGCTGACGCACGACCTTTAGCATTTAATCCACCAGTAGGACTTTTACCTTCTTTGCGTTGCCATGCAGGTGACTTAGCCATTACTTTTTCTTTGCTGCTCGCATGTTGTCAACTAAATTAGGATATGGACGACCTGCTTTTTTAGCAGCAGCCTTTGCGCTTGCCTTTTGTGTTGGCGTTAGTTTCTTTGATTTGCCAAGAGATTTAGGGCGTGCCTTATCCCAAACGGGAGTGGTTGTGCTTTTCATAGCGCCGTACTTTTTGTTTCCTTTAGGCATTACTTGCTTGTTCTTGCAATTGAAGTAGTAACAACCGCATCTCCGCTTGTGTATGCACTCATTCTTGCCCTGAAATTTGTGAAACCTTGAATAGCAACACTGAACAAACCAACGGTTGTTGTAGTAGTAACTAGGGTTGCAGCAGCAGTTTGTGAAGATGCTTTCATTGCAATGGCAACATAGTTTGTGCCATCTACTGAGGCTTCAAATGTAATTGTGCCAGTAAACGTGCCAGTGACTTGAACAGCAACAGTATCTGCG